GCAAGGCCCACTGAAATCAGGCCCGTTGTTGCAGCAGGCATGTTGCTGTTTGCATAAATCGGATACCCAAGCAGCGTATCAGGCTGTCCAGCCTGAAGCCCAGGTTGCCACATGTAGTTGCCGGTTCCTGCGCCGCCAGAAGTGTCCTTCAACTGGCGAATCAGTTTGATGGTTCCATCAGCAGCGAACCAGGCACAACGATTGCCCATGCGGTACTCATTGGGCAGTTCATGGTATACGTCAATCACTTCATCAGAAGTGATTGCAGCACCACCAGCCGCCGTTGTGTTGTTGACACTGCTGGTGTTGATCACGCCGGTTGGCTGTGAACTGCCTGAACCTGTCAGGAAGTACTGATCTTCGGCAAGGCCGAACGCACGACCGAATGCCTGGGCGAGATAGGATGCAACATCGAACTCGCTATCCCAAAGCAGTTCTTCTGAAACCTTCACAAGCGTTGAAAGTTTGTATGAGGAAAGCGTGGTTGAACCGAATGCCGGATCAGTTTCCCCATAAGCACCTTCTTCAGCAACGATTGCAGCGGCAACCTTGGTTGACTCAACTGGAATCTTCATGTCACTGTTGGTGGTGATGACCCTGGACAGACCGCGAACGAACGAAACTTCGTCAGCCTTCTGAACGATTGCATCGCCCATTGCATCATCAACGATGTTGCCGCCTTCGCTGGCCGTGCCGACTTCCAAGGCACGCAGTTCACCAGCAGCACGCCGACCGCCGCGCAGATAGCCCTGGAAGGCATCGCGGTATTCGTCGGTTGCGTATGGGCTGATGTTCTCAGCAACTACCGCTTCCATGTTGGTGGTCGGCTCAAACCGTGTGACCCTGGTTGTCGTTTCTGACAACTTCGAATCAAACCCGCCAAGCCGTTCTTCACGCTCGATGGTCGATGACAGTACATCGGCATCCTGCATGATTGCATCAAACTGTGCTTCTTCTTCTGCTGTGATGTTCCGGCTGTCGGCATCAGCAGCATCAAGAATAGCCCTGGCCTGTGTGACCAGCCTTGCGCGATCTTCGCGCTTTTCTTGAATGCTCATTGCATCCCCCTTGTTGGTGTTTTCAATGATGGCCGCGCAGAACGCAGGCACATCGACAAACTGAAATGTTGACGGTGTGCCCGCGATGGCGTGCTTCACATGTCTGTGATTGCCTGGAGGGTATGCAAAGGCATCCAGGCCCAGGTGGTCAATCACACAAGTACAATACGGCAAGCCGGCAGGGTTCCTGCCGTTTGTCCGTATGCTTCATTCCGATTCTGCAATACGCAGCTTGGCCCTGGAGTGTGCCATAGCATCAGCCCTGCGTATATCTTCATCAACTTCAGCAATAGCCCTTTTGTGATCGTCCAGGCTGCGCAGTGCAACCTCGACGCTGCTGCCCGTGTAGGCCGGATATGTGACAACGCTGACATCAAACAAATCCATGTCGCTGACTGTTCTGATGTTCTCGCCGTCGATCATATCCCACTGGTCATCACGAACGACAAAGCCGAATGACATGCCAGACACATCACCCCTGCTGATGCTTTCCATGATGTCACGCCCCGCTGATGTGTCGGCGGGGTCAATCTTCACACGCAGGCCATGGTCATCTTCGACCATTTCAAGCGTGCCGCTGGTGCTTCTGCCAATGATCCTTGAAGGGTCATGGTCAACCAAGGCACGGACATCCTGGTCAAGATCAAGCGCACGTTTGAAGGCTCCTGGTGCGATCTGCTCCCTGAAGCCGCCCAAGTCCTCGCTGAGTGTATTGAACACAGCAGCGTATCCTGTGATGGCCGGCGAGATGTCATTTGCTGACAGGCTATCAAGCCTCAGTTCGGCTATGTTCATTGTTGCCGTTCTGTATTCCATATTCCGGCTCTTGATTTCATCATTCATCGCTATCCCCTTTGCTGCCTAGCAGCCTGTATTCAATGTCATTCCTTGAAGCATCTGGCAGGTCAGCGATGACCCTACGCAACTCGCTTGCCGCTTCAATGGATGTTTCTGCTTCCTTCACAATCAGGCCAATGCCTCGCAATGACTCTGAAACAACAAACGCAGCCAGTTCATCAGCCTCCAGGCCGGCATCACCCGCACGGCCTTCAGCAATCATCAATGATTCAATGACTGGTGTGTACGCTTCACGCAGCACTGCTGCGTGCTTGTCATAGTATTCATCTGCCCATGTCAGGAACGCAGCACCATCGTCTGCCTTTTCAAGATGCTTCTTCACTGCCCTGGTCAACGCAGTTGATTCAACCTTGGCAAGCCGGCGTGCTGTCGAATGAACCAGCGGCAGCAGCACATCAGTTGCCCGGCCTTCTTCTTCCTGGTCGGCTTCTGCCTCACCGACCGCAACCATGTTCAGGGGTTGCAGGTACGCATCCCCGCCGGCGATTGACCCCATGCCTTCAAGTTCCCTGATGTCATTGATGGACAGCCAGCCGCCTTCCCTGCCGGTCTTGTAGGCACTGTACCGGGTCGTTGTGTCACCGCGTAGCAGTGCATCTGCGCTGTGTTCAATCCTGAACCTGGTGCGATCTGACAGCAGTTTCCGCATCAACTCCTGTTCCCATTTGATCAGCCAGGGGCGCAGGGAATACTGCACAAAGTCGATTGACATCTGCTCAATGGATGCGAACGATGCCCCACCTTCCAGGTCTGCCAACAGGTGTGGCGGTACTCGATAGATGCGTGCAATCTCACGAACCTGGAAGGCCCGTGATTGAAGGAACTGCGCATCTTCTGGAGGTATGGACAGGTGACTCCACTGCATCCCTTCTTCAAGGATTGCAACCTTGCCGGCCTTGTTGGAACCCTTGTGCATCGTTCCCCATGAGTCACGCAGGCGGCTTGCTGCCTCCGGCGTTAGAACACCCGGATGGCTCAATACACCGCTTGGGCGTGCAGCATTGCCAAAGAATGACGCGCCGAACTCTTCAGCAGCCAGGCCCATGCCGATGGCTTCCCTGAACAGCCTGATCGGGCTGTATCCCTGCAAGCCATCAAACCCCAGCCCGGCAATGTGGATGATGTCATCCGCCAGGATGGGTCGCGGTTCGCTGTCGTGCCCGGTGTACACATAGACAATCTTCTCATCTATGCGTGCAATCGACACACGATCAGGCCGGATCGGGAAGATGGCAACAGGCAGGCCCGCGCCGTTGCGTATGATCTCGCTGTACCCATTGCCGTATGTCAGCACATGGCCCATGATGGTTTCACGCCAGGCATAGGATGACTGCTCGCCGCTTGGCGTGTCGTGCAGCAGCCCGTACAACGGGTGCGACCTGGCCGGCGTTGATGATGTTCCATCCATCTGGTGAACCTTCAGCGGCAGGCCGGCGATTGATTCGGCAAGCACACGAATGGCTGCGTATACAGCCGTGAACGTCAGCCCTGTATTGACGTTGATGCTCTTGCCGCTGGATGACTTCCCGGCAACGCTTTCATTCAGCCAGGAGTCAGCAGCCATCAGACTGGCCCGCTGTTCTGGTGCTTCTGTTTCCCTCGTTTGTTCTTCGTTGCTCATAGCGTGATGATTCCCCGTTCGTCGTAAATGGTCCCGTCTGTTCCTTCTTCACCTTCTGCGTTGAGCAGATAGCCCGCCGCCATCACCAACGCAATCACGCCGTCAATCTTCTCATATGACTTCTTCTTGCTCGCCCTGATGTCATCATGGGCGTTTGTTTCAACCTGGACATTCGAGAAACACCAACGCAGCACAGGGTTGCCATCATGGACAAGCCCCTTGCCAAGTATCAACTTCTCAACATGCTTGGTTGGCCCTGACATCGCCCTGAATCCCTGGCCGTGAAACATCACCTCCAGGCCATCGCCCTGCAACTGTGTTGCCAGTTGCGTAGCGTTGAACCTGTCCATTGCAATGCCTTGTATCTCATACCGCTCTGCAAGTTCATTGATGTCACGCCGAATCACATCGTAGTCAACGACGTTGCCCTCAGTTGCATTGATGAAGCCCTGCTTCACCCAGGACAAGTACGGCACACGGTCGCGCTTCTCACGCATCTCTGCTTGTTCTTCTGGTATCCAGAACCAAGGCATGATGAGAGTCTCACTCTCATCACCCTCGAACATCAGCACCATTGCAGACAGGTCGCGTGTGCTGGATAGGTCGATGCCGGCAACGCATGGCCGGCCTTCCAGTGACTCAGCATCAAACTTGCCAAGGCACGCATCCCATGATGCCATGTTCATCCACCTGGATTCCTGGCTTGTCCACTCGCACAGCAGCAGCCGGCGAAACGTGTTTTCATACGATGGTTGATTCTGTGCCTTCTGGCATTCACGCCGGAAATAGTCCAGTTCAACGGTCGTGCCTATGCCGGGATGAACACGCAGCCAGGTTTCTTCGTCCTTCCAATCCTCCCCTTCCTGCAATCCGTAGATGACTGGCATGAAAGCCCGGTCATCAATAATCCCGTCACGCACCTTGCCGGCGTAGTCGTGCATCAGGTACGCAATCGATTGCCGATCCCAGCCGCTTGTGGTGATTGATATGACCAAGGGCTGCTGCCTGGCTCCCGTGCTGGTGGTCATTACGTCGTACAGTTCACGGTTGGGCATGGCGTGCAGTTCATCGAAGATCACGGCAGAAGCATTTGCGCCGTGCTGGTGGTCGGCATCAGCAGAAATGACCTTGTAACTGCTGCCGGTTGATTCAATGGTGATGGCCTTGCGGTATGGCTTGCACACATCACGCAGCACTTCATCACGCAGTACCATCGTCTTGGCAATCTCAAACACGATTGAAGCCTGATCCCTGGAGGATGCACAGCCGTACACCTCCGCCCCAGGCTCGCCATCTACCAGCAACATGTACAGGGCAATGCCGGCACACATGGTTGACTTGCCGGCCTTCCTGGGAACCTCGATGAACGCCTGCCGGTATCGCCTGGTTCCATCAGGACGCTTCCAGCCAAACAGGTTGGAAATGATGGCGATTTGCCATACATCCAACTCGAACGGTTCACCTGCCATCTTCCCTTTGCTGTGCTTCAGGAAGCGTGGGAAGAACTCGACAGCCTTGCCGGCTGCTTCTTCATCAAACCAGCAATTGCCGGCTGTTGCAGCCGGATCGTATCCAGGTATGCCTGATTCAGATTGCGAGGAACCCGCGCTTGTCACTATCGTCCACCTTCTGTTCTGGTACTTCAATTCTTGTTCGTGCCGATGGAGTCATGCCGAACTCGCGGAACATCCTTGCCAGTTGATCGGCAGCAGATCGGGCAATCGACACATACGGTGACTGTTGCAGGTACTTCAGCGAACCATCAGCGTTGTAGATTGGCACAACTGATCCATGCTGCCTGATGGCAAGTTCAGCATCCTTCCATTTGCCCCAGGTCTGGCACAGCAGTGCCAACGCCTGGCCGTCTATCTTCGTCAGCACACCCATGTCAGCCAGTTGTGGGATCAACTGCCGCCATGCTGCCTTGGCATTCTTGTCAAGCCACTTGGGGCACACAGGCTTGCCGGCCTTTGGGGTTGGCTCTGCCTTGTTTGCGTCTGCTCGCCAGGAGCCACGCAACTTCAAGACCGCGCTTGGTGTTGGTGCTGGCCCACGCTTGCCCATCACGAACCGCCCTTCTGCCGCTTCGCCTTGCTGCCCGTCAGGTTCTCCCACCGCTGCACGATGACATCGCAGTAGGCCGGGTCGATCTCCATGCCGTAGCACTTGCGGTTCAGTTGCTCGCAAGCGATGAGCGTAGTGCCGGAGCCAAGGTATGGATCGGCAACCACAATACCATCGACATCGTTGAGGATGTCAACGCATACCGCAATGGGCTTCTGCGTAGGAT